AATCTTTCAATCCATTTAAAACAGGAACAAATGATTAGTGTAAAGTTTAAAAAAGATTTAGAAGGAAAAGAATATACAACAACTGCAGGCGCAGCTCGATACTTAGGAATTGCAAGAACAAGTTTTATTTATTTAGTATCTGAAAGATGTAAACTTGATAGCAATAAGAAACCAAAAGCTAGTGTAGTTAATTGCAGAGAAGTTTTTTACAAAGAGGATCTTGATTTATGGAAGAACAAAACAAGTAAGATCAAATTTAATTTTAAAAAAATTACTGATGAACAAAGAGATAAACCGTCAAATGTGACGAACTTTCCGAATAAGACGAACAAGTCAACTTAGACACCTAATAACATACAGATCGTAGAATAGAGTTTACAAATAGTATTAAGACATTATCTAGGTCTTAATGTTAAATAATATTAATAAGTTAGAAGATCCGCTAAACGAAAAAGCTTTACCGCTTTATGCAACAAAGCTTGGAGTAAATCATTTCTCACCTACTCAGTTCTCAATACCTGATGGCAATTGGATATTTAAATATTTAGTTCTTACTCAGGAACAAAGAAGATCATTACCAAGCAACAGTCAAATGAAAGCAGGTGTTGCAGTTAATAATGTTTTACAAAATCATTTAGCAAATACTATTTGGAAGTTTGGACCACAAAGAAAACTTACTCCAACAATAAATAAAAAAAATGGAAATGATAAACAAGAATTAATACACGAAGAGTTAATAGAATTTAGAAATCATATTGCAAATGATGAGAAGGACCAAGCTAAAAAAGAAAAATATCAAGATGAAATATTTGCAGTATGCACACACGGTTTCTCAGCGCTAGAGAAGTTAGGCGTAGACACTTCTTATCCTATCACTTGTGAAGAACAGATCAGTATCACTCAGGATTTTTCGTCTCTATTGTTGCCTGTAGTTGGTAGAACTGATTTTACTTTTGGCGGTATCGCAGATAGGAACGGTGTCATCGACGCTCCTAAACCTGCAGGTATCGTTGAGATTAAAACTCAGTGGTCTAAAGTTGGCAAGCTTAAGAAAAACGGCGAGCGTTCTTTTATTAGTTTAAGCGCTCCATCTACGCCTAGTTATAATCACCTTATCCAATGCGCAATGTATGCAGCCAATTGGAATTACACTGTACCTGTTTATTTAGTTTACTTAAACAAGAACGATTACAAAATTTTTGATAGCAACAATTGCGCAGCACTTACAGTTGCAGGCTTACAAAATAATTTTCAGAATATGATTAATGTATTTAGAAGAAGAGAAAAACTTTTATCTGCATTTGAACATTTAGAAAAAGAAGAAATCCTACAAAACGTAATTGATATGGTTGATCCAATGTTTGATCATCCTTATTGCTGGCACGGAATTGGTGATGAATTTTTAGACAAGGCAAAGGAGTTATGGAAAATAAAATCAAACTAGCAAAAGCTTTAGACAGGTTGCATCAGCAGCACTACGACGAGAAAAGAAAAAAGAAATTTATTAAGAAAGCAATAGAGCTTTCATTAACAGTCATCTTAATAGGAGGTTTTATATGGCTAATAAAATAATACCTGATGACTTAATCACTACAATTAACGACTTCAAGAACTCGTCTAATGGTCAGATGGTTAATATTCACGGTAAGGATTATGCAACAGTAGCTCATAGAGTTGCAGTGTTGCGTAGAAATCTTGGAGCAAAGCTTAGTATTCATACTGAGATAATATCCATAGATGAAAATAAAGTTGTTGTAAAAGCATCAGCGTTATTAAACGGTAATGTAATTGCAACAGGTCACGCAGAAGAGGATCGTAAGTCCAGCAGAATTAATAGTACGTCGGCGTTGGAAAATGCAGAGACGAGCGCTATTGGTAGGATGGCTAGTTTTCTTGGTGTGACTAACGATAATATCGCCTCAGCAGAAGAGGTTGGTCTTGCTATTTCTATGCAAGACAAAAAGCTATCAGCAGCAATGGATGAATTAAAATCTGTATCGCACGCTGGCAGCTATCAACAGTGGCTGACTAACTACAAAACTTTTTTAGCAGAATTGAAAAGTAAAAATCCAATTGGCTATCAAGGTTTTATGGAGCAGTTCACTACAATTAAAAATCAACTTAAATCTAAAGGAGTAATTCAATAATGGTTGAGAACGAAAAAAAAGAAAGACCACAATTAGGTCTAGCAATACCTGTAAGCAATAAGAATAAGCCATCGTCTTATGATCTTAAAGGTTCAATAGTAATAGATGGCAAGCCGTATAGGTTTGGAGCATACAAAGCTCAGGCTAAAGGCGGAGGCAAGTTAGCCGAAGGTCAAGAGTATTATTACTTTCATAGAGTTGAGGCAATGGATGCAGCACCAACTGCAGCAGGCTCACCTACTGACTTTAATCCAGCAGAGTTGGAGGCTTAACTATGAATCCTGACAAATACAAATCGGTCGCGATAAACATCAAGACTTACAAGATACTTGAGGAGTTATCTCAAAAGAAATTTGAAATGCCGATCAGTATGTCAAAGACTGTTGAGTTCTTTATTCAAAAAGGTTTCGAGGAATTTAAATCAAATGCAAATCGAAAAGCTCAGTAAAGAACTTAAAGCATTACGGAAACTCAAGTCCGATGAGTACGGTCCATTCAATAAAAAGATGCAAGCTATTGCAGATGCGTGGACCTTACTTGTTGGAAAACAAATCAGACCACATCAGGTTTGTTTGATGTATGTAATGGCTAAGATCATCAGAGCAAACACGGAATACAAATACGATAGTTATGTGGATGCTATCAACTACTTAATTCAAGGCGATGAAATTCACAGAGAAGATGTCTCGGATTTGGTCGATAGCTACTTTCCCAAGAAGGATGTCTCTTTATGAGTTCAAGTTGGAAATGGAATTTTGCGGCTACGATACCTTTAATCAAGAGCAAACAGAAAAATTTTACAAAATATATTTAGATGAGTTGGAAACCAAGAAATCAAAATAATGTCGTACCAATAAAAGTTGGTGTTGAGAATAAGAAAAAGACAGACGCAGAGATAAGATTAAAAGCTTTAATTAAATCTATTGATTTCAAAATGCAGCAGCCGATGTGGGATATGTTGGCGTTCGATGATGAGGAGCTGCAGCTACTTGCAAATTTTGGCGAGACAATAAAGTTCGCACACGAGGAAACTGCACCAAGAGCAGCATCAATCTTGGCTGCATACGTATTAAAAAAAGATGCTGAGGAGGAATTATTTACATAATGGATAAACCTAAAAGAACACGAGTACATAGACACTCAATCACACAACAACAACTACAATCAAAACCACATTGCAGCTTAGGTGGCAATTGGTTTGTAAGAAAAAATGAAAACGAAAATGAATTTTATCTGCAGATGAGCAGCTCCGTTTATCAGAATATGTCACCTGATTGTTTTAAACAAACTTTAGAACGATCAAGTCATTTGCCTGTTGAACAAATCAAACAACAATTAGAACAATTCGAGGTAAGTAATGAACAGAAAAAGAATTAAGTCAGACGACAACGTAGATATAAATAAAATTATTGGAACTAATCTTAGATTTATCAGGCAGCTTGCAGGTAAAAATCAAACAAGGTTAGGCAAAGAGTTATCAATAACTTTCCAACAGGTACAGAAATATGAAGGCGGTAGAAATGGTATGTCAGCATATCGTTTATACAAAGCAGCTAAATATTTAAACGTACCAATGGAGGCTTTCTTTGATCCTGAGTACATCGCTAAAATGAGAGCAGTACACGAGGCTAAATACTTTAATAACGGTGGAGTTAAACCTAAAGATTTCTTTAATGTTTACTCATACCAAAAAGATAGCGCCGAAGATTTGGCAACAAATTTATATCAAGACAAAGTTAAAGGTAAGGCACTGACACCTCAAGAGGAACAGTGGTTAGAGAGGTTTGATAATGGCGAAGATTGTTAAGACTACTACAGGTGAGGCTAACTTCACAATCACTGAAACATTCATTGATGAAGAGGCAGCAACAAAAGATCAAGAGCCTGAGAGCAGAGACGTGGTGGTCACTGATTACAAAATAGACAATACAAAATGGAGGAAACAATTTGATGAGTAAAATTCCTTATGACTTACCGTTTGATAGTAAGACACAAAGACTCAAAAAAAGGTATCAAGGTTTGGCAAGAGTAGCAGCAGCTATAAATGATTTATATATTTATGGTGTCTATCCTTCCAACTATCCTAACCTGACTACTGTCTTGGAGCAGGCTAAGGACCACGTGAAAGAAATAATTAAAGATACAAAAAAAGAAATTGCTTTGATCGAAGATCCGACAAGCAACTACGACTTAACACCAACAGATAATGTGGAGGAAATTAAAGATGAGTGAAGAGTTTAATAAACTGCTAGCTGAGCAGATAGATAAGCAGCACAAAAAAGAAAATTGGATTGATAAAAAATTAAAAGAGGTTCTTCCAAAAGAAGAGGATCTTAAAGATATTAGCAAAGTAATGCTGGCTCATAATATAGTTTGTTTAAAAGACGAGCTTGATGAGATAACAGATGAGAGAGATATAATCTCTAAAGAGAACGAGCGATTGCAGAAAGACAACGATCGTTTATCCGAAGAGAATAGCAATCTTTCGATATTACTTAAGCGCTAAAACGAACGCCACCTCAGGCTATCTTTCTGAAAGTCCTAGCCTTAGTGGACCTGAGAAGTGGCAAGGTTATGTTATCTGCTAAGGATTAGGCAACCTTATAGTTAAGGCGTAGAAGATAGGATCTACGTCTTTTCTATAAAATTCCAAAAATTTCTGAAAAAAAATCTAACAGAGAGCCACGCAGACTGCGATCTTGCAGCCTACGCGACCTCTACTACCTAGTTAATTTAGTAGTTTTACTTCTTTATTTCTTGATTGCTCAATTCTAGCAGCAACCTTGTGATGCTCTTCTACTTCAAGCAGGTCGTGATTACCGTATATATCTCTAGTAGTAGAATATAAATCGTGTCCCATAACTCGCTTGATGTAATCCTCTGATAACTCTAGCCTTGCTCTGTCTCTAATTAATTGAGCTGCTCTTAGATGCCTCCAAGTTTTAGAAGGACAACCTTTAAAAGCACAATCAACTATAGTGAACTTTTTACTATTCTTATCTTTAGTCCATTTACACTTTGCTAAACCTAAGAACTCATATGTTGCATACATAACTTTACGAAACATAAACTGAGATAAAGGAGCTGATCCTCTAGTAGCTGCTAGAAGATAAACACTAT